ATGCAAGACTAAAATGGGAAGCAGAAAGTGACACGGCAGAATCTTGGGGTGCAATCTCTGATAATTCAGAAACTTGGACACCGATCTCTGACCAGTCAGAAACATGGACTGCAATTAGTGATTCAAGTGAAACTTGGACTCCAATTGCTGATAATAGTGAATCTTGGCAAATTGCCGCATGAGGTGAAAAATGGCTGATACAACCACCACAAATCTATTGCTGACCAAACCCGAAGTTGGTGCATCCACCGACACTTGGGGAACAAAAGTCAATGCAGACCTTGACTTGATTGACGCATTATTTGATGCCGGTCCAGTGCTGAAAGTCACAAAGGGTGGCACGGGTGGCGCTACTGCATCAGCAGCCAGGACAGCATTGAGCGCTGCGGCCTCTGGTGCAAACAGCGACATCACTTCATTGACTGGACTGACCACGGCCCTCACAGTGGGGCAAGGCGGCTCTGGTGCAACTACTTTGACCGGCATTGTCAAGGGCAATGGCACAAGCGCATTCACAGCGGTGACTGCACCAAGTGGCACGATTGTGGGAACAACTGACACTCAGACATTGAGTGCCAAGACCCTGACAAATCCGACTGTCACCAATTATGTTGAGACTCCATTCTCTGCTAACAGCTCAACAGCCATCACAATTGATCTGACCAACGGCACAGTACAAATCATTACCCTGACAGGAAATGCCACCATCACAATGCCAACGGCAACAAGTGGAAAGTCTTTCATCATGTTCTTGAAGCAAGATGGAACAGGCTCACGCACAGTTACTTGGTCAACTGTTAAGTGGTCTGGCGGTACAAATCCCACAATTACAGCGACTGCAAGCAGACAAGATATTTATTCATTCTTTGCTGATGGCACAAATTGGTATGGTGTCAATGTTGGTCAGAACTACACACCATAAGGACTGATAAATGTTTGCAGCATCAAAAACAGATTCAGTCTCTGGGGCAGCACCAGATGCTCAGTTTAACTACGTCACTATGCTCTTGCATGGTGATGGGACTAATGGCGCACAGAACAATACATTCTTAGACAGCAGTACAAACGCATTCAGCATTACCCGCAACGGCAATACAACCCAAGGTTCTTTCTCGCCTTATGGGTCTAATTGGTCTAATGCTTTTAATTTGGTTTCTACGCCTGATTATTTAGATATTGCTTCTAATGCCGCATTTGGCATGGGTACTGGTGATTACACAATTGAATCTTGGTTCTATTGCACAGATACAGGCGGCTATCAACCAATTATTGATTGCAGAGCATCAAGCCCAGTAACAGGGCAAATTTTATTTAGAGTTTATGCAACAGGGCAATTCTATTTTTCAATAGAAGGAACAGGAACAGTTTTAACAAGCCCCGCAAACATTGCAACAAATACATGGGTTCATGCTGCGGTTGTTAAAGCATCGGGTGTTTATACGCTATACATCAATGGAACGTCAGTAGCAACTGCATCTAATTCTGTAAGTATCCCAACATCTCCTGTCAGAATTGGTAATGACCAACAAAATGGAAATAACTTTAAAGGTTATTTAAGCAATGTAAGGATTGTTAAAGGTACTGCGGTTTATACAAGTAACTTCACGCCAAGCACTACGCCATTAACTGCGGTATCTGGCACAAGCCTTTTGACTTGTCAATCTAACCGCTTTGTTGACAACAGTAGCAACGCATTTGCCATTACAGCAAACGGAACAATGAGCGTTCAACGCTTCAACCCATTTGGTACTTCTACCGCCTACTCCACAAGCGTGATTGGTGGGTCAGGGTACTTTGATGGTAGTGGGGATTATTTGACTGTCGCAGATAATGCCGCCCTTGATGTTGATGCTGGTTCTTTCACAATGGAGGCATGGGTATATCTTACTGATGCAACTGTTACAAGCCCAATTTTGGCAAAGAATTTTGGTTCTGCTGGTGGGTGGATGTTTTGGGTTCAAAGCACACTTCGCTTGCGTATGTATGACGCTAGTGCTGGTCAAGTTACAGCAACATCTTCTGCATCTTTAATATCAAACTCTTGGAATCATGTAGCGGCAACACGAAGCAGTAATACGCTTACTGTGTATGTCAATGGTGTCTCTAGTGGAACTGCAACATTTACTGGAACATCGACAAATGCCGCTGTTCTTGAAATCGGCGGGTATGGTGCGGCTACTGCTGTTTCAACGGGTTACATTTCTGACGCAAGGCTTGTTAAAGGTTCTGTCGTTTACACAGGAAATTTTACGCCTCCAACCGCACCACTAACAGCAATTACAAACACATCATTGCTGACCAACTTTACCAATGGCGCAATCTTTGACAACGCCATGATGAACGACTTAGAAACTGTGGGTAACGCACAGATTTCTACAAGTGTTAAGAAGTATGGAACGGGGTCTTTATCGTTTGATGGTACAGGGGATTATTTAACTACGCCAAATTCGCCTAATTTAAATTTTGGTTCTGGTGACTTTACGATTGAATTATGGTTGTATTCAACTGTTGGAACATCAAACGAATCAGTAGTAAATAAAGGCTACAACAACGCTGGTAATCTTTCATATCTGCTTTTCCTTGACGCAAATACACTTGGGTTTTTTGCAAGCAGCAATGGAACTTCATTTGATATTGCATCAAATATTTCTATGGGAACTGCAACACAAAACACATGGGTACATTTTGCGGCATCTCGTTCTGGCTCAAGCATTAGATTATTTAGAAATGGTACGCTGATAAATACTGTTACATCTTCTGCCACCATATATACAGGAACAACTAATTTATATATTGGTTCTTCTGATTCTGGCGGTTTGAATTTCAATGGCTACATAGATGACCTACGCATTACCAAAGGCTATGCCCGATACACAGCAACATTCACACCGCCAACTGCGGCTCTCTCAGATACAGGCCCATATTAAGGAACATCATGCAAATTGCAATCTTAACTAGCCCCATTACAGTAGGCGATTATCGTGAACTGTTTAGCAATACATCATTCAACGCTAACGGCCCAAGTGATGAATTCTTAACTGCCAACAATGCCAAGAAGGTCAATGCCTTTAAAGCCCATGACAGTCTGACTCAAAAGTTGGTTTCATGTTCTGCCTATGACGATGGTGCATTTGTTTCTGTCGTTCAAGTGGAAAGCCTAAGTGCTGAAGAAATCCAAGCAGCCAAAGACTCTGCAATGGCTCAATTGAGAGCCACACGCAATGCTTTATTGACTGCTTGTGATTGGACTCAGATTGCTGATTGCACTATTCCTAAAAAGGCTGAGTGGGCAACATATCGTCAGACATTGAGAGACTTTCCATCGACTGTTTCTGATGCAAGAGCGACTGTCACTTGGCCTCACAATCCTGATTGGGTTGAGCCTACTATTTAAGATAAATGATGGACCCGACTCAAGCCCAATTAAACTCCCATGTTGATGTCTGCACACTGCGCTATGAGATGCTGTGTGCCAGGATTAAACGCCTTGAAAACATCATGCTTGGGGTCTCTGGAATCATGCTGACCAGCATGGCCGGCATCATCTTTACGAGCCTAAAGTGAAAGACTGGGCCGTGGCACTCATTGCTGCGGCCTGCATCACGGCCTTTGTGGTCTGGTCCACATTCATTATTATTTGGGCAATGAAATGACAAAAGCACCAGTTAAAAGAGCAGCGGCCAAGGTTGCACCAGTTAAAAGGTCAAGGCCAAAGCCTGCGCCAACAAGCCAGGTCAATGTGACTTTGGCCGCGCCAGCTGCTGCACCCAAAGAGGCCAAAAAAGATGACTCAGCTCTAGGCAAGGTCATTGGCCTGATCGAGTGGGTCGATAACCCGTTCAAGCTCTTTACAGTGATCTTGCTGTCGTTTCTGGCCTTTGCCGGATACTTTGCTTGGGACTCAAGGCAAGTGATCTTGCAGGCCATCACAACGCAAGACAAGATGCCCCAGTTGGCCAAGCAAGAGCAATTGATCATGCCGGCCAGAAGTTTAATGAAGGATGTGGATGGCATTGTCTTGCTGATCCACAAAGCCAACTTGGCCACCAATAGTCGCACCACTGTGCTGGCACTCAATGCCGATGGCACAAGAGAAAAGGCCATCGAGGGGACTGTCACAAGCCTTTTCAACGCAAGCGCTGACAGGAATGCTGCCATGGTGGCCATGCTCAACAACGAGGTGCTGTGCGAGGAATTTAACCCTAGCAGCAAGGTCGGTGAGTGGGGCATCAAGCAAGGTGTCAAATTCATGTGCAGAGGCTCAATCCCACCGGACCCTGGCAAGTTTGCCGGCTACATTGCCATTGGGTTTAAAGACAAGCCAGAGGACATTCCGGCCTTAAAGACTCGCATCAACTTAGCAGCCAGTGATATGTCAGAAGATTGAAATGAATGCGCTGGCTCATTCTGTTACTGTTATTGGGGCTGGTCGGGGCCGTGGCAAAGAGTGGGTGTTATGTCAGAGAATTCTATGGAATTGGTTACACAACGCACGACCCAACCCAGCGGCACAAAGAGATGATGGTGTGGCTGGACCAGAATGCACAGCATTGCAAGGCTTCAGATTTTGTGGTGATTTGGAACAACTTATCAGAATGGGCAGGGTCAGCAGATTCAACATGGATTAGAGCCAAAGTAATTCACGGGTACAAGGATGCACTTGAGAGGGAGAAGAAATGATTGATACCATTAAATTGTTTCCCACTGTTCAACCCTCTGGTTATCCAGACAAACATGACCTTGCTCAGAAAAGACTTGAAAAACAGCATGAAATGAATAAGGCAAATGAATTAGCAAAGCAGAAACAGACAGAGCTGCAAGACTTAGCGTTTGAGATTTACACAAAAAAAGTAGTTCAAGAGCGCTTGCGCATGGAAATATTTCAGAATCGAAAGGTGGATATTTATGTTTGATATTTTAAGTGGCGGCATATTGGGTTCAATCTTTGGCGGCATCTTTAGGATGGCCCCAGAGGTCTTGAAGTGGCTTGATAAGAAAAACGAGAGATCGCATGAACTCTTGATGTTTTCTCGCCAGTGCGAACTGGAACAACTAAGGGGCCAGCAAAAGCTCGCTGAGATTGGCGCTCAACGTGAGGCAGCTGTCGATGTGGGCGTGATGGATGCCTTTAACAATGCCATCACCCAGCAGGCCGAGATGGTCAAAGCTGCCGGTGGATGGGTGGCCAGTCTGTCGGCATCAGTGCGGCCCCTGGTCACATACTGGGTGCTGTTTGTGTGGAGCTTCATCCATGTCTGGTTTGCATGGAATGCTTGGCTTGCTGGCGCTCCAGCGGTGGAAGTGTTCAAGACCATGATGACACCAGACTTTTCTGCATTGCTGTCTGGGACAATCAATTATTGGTTTCTTGATCGCACATTGGCCAAGAGGGGTCTATGAACTTAGAGCTGGCTGCTGCCCTTTGCCGCCAGTTTGAGGGCTATCGGGCCAAGCCTTACCTTTGCCCAGCCGGTGTGGCAACAATAGGCTACGGCTCGACTTACTACGCTGACAAGCGCAAGGTGACATTGGAGGACCCACCAATGGATGAGCCAACGGCCAGAGCCTTGTTGATGATAGAGCTTGAGCATACTTACTTGCCTGGTGCGTTAAGGAACTGCCCCATCCTTGCCACAGACGAAAAGAAGTGCAACGCCATCGTGGACTTCTGCTACAACCTCGGCACTGGCCGGCTTCAGACTTCTACCTTGAAACGAAAAATCAATGCAGGGGACTGGGAAGGCGCCAAAGAGCAGCTCATGCTGTGGACCAAGGGTGGTGGAAAGGTTTTGCCTGGTTTACTAAAGCGCAGAAAAGCTGAGTGCGCTTTGCTTGATTGAGGCATAAAATTACCCCATGGCCAGCCAAACACAACAACTTGAGAATCCAGCACCACCAACCCTTGGTTATCCGACCGAGGTGTATGAGCGCAGGCATTTCAATGAGAACAATGGCTCGCTGACCATTTACTTTAAGAAGCTGGCCAGTGTGCTGGGGTCTTTGTTTGGACCAAGGGGCGGTCGGTTTATGAATGCACCCCACGGGGCTTTTCAAAGCACTGTGGACCAAACGGCAGCAGCGGCCAACACGGCCTATGCCATGACACTGAATACTGTCGATTACGCCAATGGCGTGACTATCGCAAGCAATTCAAGGATCACAGTGGCTGACGCTGGCATTTGGAATTTGCAGTGGTCTGGCCAGTTTGAAAACCCAGACTCTCAGGACCATGATGTCAGGGTCTGGCTCAAAATCAATGGGGCTGTGGTGACTGGATCAACTGGATTCTTTGCAGTGCCAAGCAAACACGGCTCAGTCAATGGCCATGCATTAGTCGGCTGGAATTACTTTTTGAGCTTAAATGCAACCAATTATGTGGAACTTTGGTGGGAGACTGACAGCAGTCAGGTGAGTATTCAATCCTATGCTGCATCAGGAAATTACCCCTCAACGGCATCACTTATTGCGACAATGACATTTGTCTCAAACATTACCTAAATACTGCCATGTACATACCTTTAAAGCTACCCCCAGGTGTTTTCCGAAATGGTACTGAATACCAGGCAGCAGGCCGCTGGTATGACGCAAACCTAGTGCGCTGGTATGAGGGGACACTACGCCCCATCAATGGATGGCGTACCAGGTCAAGCTCACAGATGTCTGGCTCATGCCGAGGCATCATCACTTGGCGCGATAACAGTGGAAACCGATACATTGGCGCTGGAACGCATACCAAGCTCTATGCCATGAATGAGGCTGGGACACTCAAAGACATTACGCCAACGGGCTTCACCAGTGGCTACGCAAGCTCCACAACCCTCACCGGCTATGGATACAGCACCTATGGCACGTTTGCCTATGGCGTGGCACGGCCAGACACCGGCACACCCATCCCTGCCACCACTTGGTCACTCGATACATGGGGCGAGTATTTGATTGCTTGCTCTAGCACTGATGGCAAGCTCTATGAATGGCAATTGGGGTTTGCTACACCCACATTGGCCGCAGCCATTACCAATGCACCAGTTAACAACAAGGCGGTTTTAGTCACCCAAGAGCGCATTATCTTTGCCCTTGGCGCTGGTGGAAACCCACGCAAGGTGCAGTGGTGCGACCAAGAGAACAATACCCTTTGGACACCAGCAGGCGACAACCTTGCAGGCGACTATGACTTGGCCAGCCCTGGCACATTGATCGCTGGCAAGCGGGTCAAAGGTGTAAACCTACTGTTTACAGATGTGGATGTCCACACGGCCCAGTATGTTGGCGCCCCATTTGTCTATGGCTTTGAGAAGGCTGGAAGTGGCTGCGGTCTCATTTCAGCCCAAGCGGTGGCGGCCATTGATACGGCAGCCATTTGGATGTCACGCGCAGGCTTTTGGATATATGACGGCTATGTCAAGCCACTGCCAAGTGATGTGTCAGATTACATCTTTGACAACATCAACTACGCGCAGGCCAGCAAAATCTATGCGGTCCATGTCAGCAAGTTTGGCGAGATTTGGTGGTATTACCCAAGCGCATCGAGTAATGAAAACGACTCTTATGTCACTTTCAACTACCGCGAAAACCACTGGAACATTGGCACATTGGCCAGAACTGCTGGGGTTGATGCCGGTGTGTTTACCTATCCCTTGATGGTTTCAACCACTGGCTACATCTATGAGCATGAAGTCGGTTTTAACTATGACAGTGCCAGCCTCTACGCTGAAAGTGGCCCAGTCCAGCTTGGCAATGGCGACAACATCATGTCGGTGCGTCAGGTCATTCCCGATGAGCAGACTTTGGGTGAGGCCGTGGTTTCATTTAAAACCCGCAATTACCCGACTGGCACTCAATCGTCATTTGGACCATACACGGCAGCCAACCCAACTTCTGTCAGGTTTTCTGGGCGCCAAGTCAATATGAGGGTCACTGGCAACACCTTGGCCGACTGGCGTGTCGGGGTGATGAGGCTTGATGCTGTGCCAGCTGGTAAGCGATGAGCGACCAAGAACATTTGGACAGGCTGCGCCATCATGTGGAGGCTGCCTTAGAATACAGTGGAGGCACACATAATTTTGACGATGTCGCTGAGATGGTCGAGGATCACAGATTACAGCTGTGGCCAGCCAAGGACTCGGTGGTGTTGACAGAGATCATTGTCTATCCCAGGCTAAAGAATTTGCATTATTTTCTGGCTGGTGGCGACCTAGATGAACTCTCACGGATGCGACCATTGATCGAATCCTGGGGCAAGTCTGTTGGCTGCACCAGGGTGACTTTGGCAGGCCGAAGAGGCTGGTCAGAGACATTTTTGAAAGACGAAGGGTACAAACCAAAATGGGCTGTACTTGCAAAGGAACTTTAGGGGATAAATATGGCTACAAAGACCGAACAATTGCTTGCATATTTGCAAACACCAGGCTTGTCAGATGCGGCAATTGCCAATGAAATAAACCGCATTGGAATTTCAGCACAAGAGGTTTCTGCCTTGACGGGTGTGCCAGCGGCCACTGTACAGCAGCGCATTACAGCTGCAACGCCAGTGACAACGGCCACAAAGCCAACCTTTGCAACGCAAGCAGAGACTGGTCTTTATGACTATCTGCAAACACCTAATTTAACTGATGCACAAATTGCTGCTGAAGTGAATCGTCTGGGTCTCAATGCGCAGCAAATTTCAAGCATGACGGGTGTGCCAGTGGGCCAAGTGCAGTCAAGGCTTTCCCCATATTTGCCAAAGACTGTGGTTGATAACACTAAAGTTAATACAACTACAAACACAACAAATACAACAGCCACAAACAATTACGACTTATTTGCCAACTGGCTTAAAACAACACCCAATTTGACTGACACGCAAATTGCTGCCGAGATGAATCGTCTTGGCATCACAACGGGCCAAGTGGGTCAGATCACTGGAATGCCTGGCACAGACATTGAGAATCGTTTTCGGGCGACCACACCATTTGCTGGTGCAACCCAAGGCTTTGCCCAGAACTTCAACAACTATCAATCCATTCCAATTGGCTCTCAGTACAACCCATTTGCAGTGGGTGGCACTGGCTCACCCTATGCCCAGATCATGGGCCAGATGAGACCAGTCGGCAATCCTTATCAAAATGTTGTCGGCAACTTGCCAATGGGTGGCTATAACCCTGGTCTGTATGACCAGATCGCTGCGGCTAATGCAGCCAAGGCTGCGGCTGCGGCTGCTGGGAATACTGCCGTGGACCTTTCTGGTGGTGGCACTGGTGATGGCAGTGATGGTGGGGATAGTGGCGGTGATGGTGGTGGCAATGATAGCGGCGCTGCTAGTGGCGACTGCGTAGACCCAGATGTGCATATCTTGCTTGCTGATCGCAGCACTGTACGCGCTGGCGACCTCAAGGTCGGTGATATGTTGCACACGCTACATGATGAGACCTTTGTTTATGGCGACTTTCCAGTCGAGTATGTCAATGTTCTTCAGCGCCCCAAAGTTGAGGCGCTGTTTGACGATGGCCAAAAAATCATTATTTCCATTACGCACAAATTTTTAACTGCTGACAATAAGTGGGAAAAGATAAGCGACATTGAAATTGGCACATCAATTCGTGGTTTTGAAGATGTGACAAAGAAGCTGGTCAGCATCACTGATGTTGGAACTGGACCAGTCATTGAGATGGTGGTTACAGATGCACACACCTACATTTCTGAAGGTCTTGTCTCTCATAATAAATTCTATGGCGGCTTAATTACTCAGGTTTCTGGTCGTGACCCTGCTGGACCAGATGAGGGTCAAGTTGACATGATGCGCGGTGAATACGTCATCAAGAAGTCCTCAGTCGATAAATACGGCAAGGGACTCTTGGACATGATCAATGAAGGCAAAGTGCCTGCCAAGAAAATGAAATCTTTACTCGGATAAGGTGGCGATATGTCAAAAGGTGGAACAACAACCTCAACAAGCTCCATTGATCCACAGATCAAAGAAGCATTCTTGGCCAACTTTCAGCAGGCCCAAGGGGTCGCTGGCGCATTGCCGGTCCAGCAGTTTGCTGGGTACAACCCTTTGTATCAGGCAGGCGAGGAAGCTCTGGTCAACACGGCCCTCGCTGGCCCAGGCATATCTGGCACTGACTTGGCCGCACAAATGGCGGCTTATGGCGGTGTCTATCAGCCTGGTCAGATCACAGCGCAGCAGACCAACTTGAGCATGGGGCAAGGCCCAGGCTCAATTGGCAGCTACATGAATCCTTACACAAGCATGGTGCGTGAGAACGCATTGGGTGATTTGGAATCGGCAAGACGCGCTGCCATTCAGCAGACTGGTGAACGTGCAACTGCTGCCCGTGCTTTTGGTGGATCGCGCCAAGGTGTGGCCGAGGCTTTGACTAACCAAGGGTTTGCCAAGCAGGCCGCCACACTTGGTACAACATTAAACGAGCAAGCATTCAATCAGGCCATGGCCATGCAGCAGGCCGACATTGCCCGAAGATCAGCAGCCGACATTGCCAATCAGCAAGCAGGCTTGCAAGGTGCGCAATTGCGACTAGGCGGTGCAAGCCAGCTAGGCAATTTGGCTGCACAGCAGCAAGCATTGCGTCTTGGTGGCGCTCAAGCGGTCATGGGTGCTGGCGGTGCGCGTCAGGCTTTGGACCAGCAACAAATGGATGCAATCCGCAACATTGGTTTGCAGCGTCTTGGTGTGGTCCAGTCTTCACTTGGTGCGCAGCCTGCCAATCTTGGTATGCAATCGACAACGCCTCAATACTCAAACCCAGCATCAAGTGCATTGGGTGGAGCTATGGCTGGCGGTCAATTGTTTGGCCCTTATGGTGCTGTTGCCGGTGGCATTCTTGGCCTTTTAGGCGGTTAAGGAATAAAAAATGGCTGATTTTGATTTTGCAAATTTAGGCAGTTTATTTGGTGGAGGGATGTCTGGTGGCACTCCATCAGGACTTGACGCACTACTGTCAGAAGACCAGCGCAAATTGATGGCGCGTAATGCGACATTGTCAGCAGCTGCTGCACTATTACAAGCTGGTGGCCGTAGTTCACAACGCATTGGTCTTGGCCAAGCACTTGGATCAGCTTTGCAGGCTGGGCAGGCTGGATATCAACAAGCCCGTGCTGGATCATTGCAAGATTTACTGATTGGTCAAAAATTGACTGAGGCTAAAGGCGCTCAAGATTTAAAAACCCAATTGGCTGGCATATTTACCAAACCGACAACTGCATTGAGTCCAGAACAGCAGGCTTTGGCCGCACCAGGGATGCAAGCTGGCCCAACCATGGCCCGTGCTGAACTGGCTGCAAACATTCAGCCACCAAGCGATGCCGAGATTAAAGCGGCTCAATATCAAAGGGCAGCAGACCTTTTGGCATCAGCCGGCAAGGGCGAAGAGGCCAAGCGTTATCAGGACATGGCCAGAGACTTAAACCCACGGGCTAAAGTTGTTGGCCAGCCATTTGAGGTGACTGACACCACTGGCAAACCCATCATGGTCCAGCAGTTTGAGTCTGGCGATATCAAGACCATGCAAGGCTTTGGTCCAAAACGCGATGTCGTTTTGCAGAATCTTGGTGGCCAGACTGTGGCCGTCAACAAGTCTTCACTAAAAGGTGGCGAGACATTTGCCCAGACAATGACACCAAGTGAGATTGCCAACTTGAAAGTGGCTCAAGGCAATTTGGCCGTGGCCCAAGGTGGTCTTGGTTTGCGTCAGCAAGAATTTGCCCGTGGTGCTTATCAACTCAAAGAAACACCAGAAGGTCTGGCGTATGTGCCAACTGCACCAGGCGGTGCGGCTATGCCAGTTATGACGGCAGCCGGAACACAACTTGAAGGCGCTGGCTCTAAGCCTACTGAAGACCAAAGCAAGTCAGCAGGCTTTGCATTCCGAATGAAACAATCAACTCAGATTTTCAACCAGCCGGCTGTGGATAAGTCTGGTGAGCCAATCATTGACCCCAAAACTGGCAAACCAGTTACGCTTGAGCAGGCTTATGGTCAGCCAGGGAAGTATCAGGCCATCATGCGCGCCATCCCAAGTGCTGGATTAACCACTGGCATTGCCAATATTTCAGAAGATGTTGGTCGGCAGCAGTATCGTCAGGCCCAAGAGAATTGGGTCACTGCCAACTTGCGACCAGAGTCTGGTGCGGTGATTGGTGTGGAAGAGATGGAAAAAGAGATCACTAAATATTTTCCACAAACTAGTGACAGTCAAAAAACCATTGAGCAAAAAGCCCGTGCTAGACGCGACACTGAATTGGCTATGACTGTACGAGCTGGCCCAGCCTATAAACAAATTGAAAAAGCAGTGGCTGCACGGAATGCCCCAATGGCCGCACCAACTGCTGGTGTGCCTAGACTTGTCAAAGACCCTGCGACCGGCATCTTTCGCTATGTAACGGAGTAAAAAATGGCAGACAAAATTGTTCAAATCCCCAATATTGGGCCAGTGTCTTTCCCAGAAAGCATGACTGATGAGCAGATCATCAAGGCTATTCAATCATTGCAAGTGCCAGCTGCCGCACCAATTACTGCCCCAGCACCAACTGGCAAAGCCCCAGAGTCTTTTGGAGCCAAGATTCTGAACTCACCAGTCGGTGGTGTTATTCGCGGTTTGCGTGATATTCCAGACGCTGGCGCTCAACTTCTGACTCGCGGTTTAGAAGCTATTTCCCCAGCAGGCTCAAGTCTTGAGCAATTTGCTCAAGCAGAGCGCAAAAGGGTTGAAGATATCAATCGTCAGGCTGAACTGGATTACCAGAGAAACATTCGACAAGGTCAAATGCGTCAAGGTGAAATTGATGTGGGCCGAGTCATAGGCAACATTGCAGGCACATTGATCCCATCAACTGCTGCTGTGCGCGTACTTGGTGCGACCACTGCACCAGTGCGTGCTGGCGCGATTACTGGTGCAATTGGTGGTGCTTCACAACCCGTGGCCACAACACCTAGCACAACAACGCCAGAATTCTTTGCGCAAAAAGTTGAACAAACTGGAGCAGGCACTGTATTTGGCGCTGGCGCTGGCTATGGTGCAGACAGATTGTCCAAGTTACTTTTTGGCACTAAGCCACCAGCCATGCCAATGCCTGGTCAACCAGGTGTCGGTGGCGCTCAAGTCAATGTGACCACAACGCCCACAGCCACAGTGACTGGGGGTGGCATGACTCCTGGTGTAGTTGGACCAGATGCATCAGCCGGACTGACTTCTGCCCAGCAAGCCATTCTTGGCCGTGGCAAGGAAATGGGATTTCGCACAACGCCTGGTCAAGAGACTGGCTCTAGGTCTTTGCAGCAGATGGAAGCTCGAATGGAGTCAAGCCCATTTACTTCTGGACCATTTAACGCAATTAAAGATGCAAACCAAAAGATTCTTAATCGATCCACAGCGCAAGCCATTGGTGTCAATTCTGATGAATTGAGCAATCCAGTCTTGGCCCAGGCACAACGCCAGATTAGCAATGTCTATAATAAAGTTGGAACGCCAGAAGTCAGAAAACTAGATAACAATACTATTCAAAATGGCATTGAACTGGTTGATAACGCATTTGAGGGTTTGACAACTCAGCCATTTAAATCAAATATTTTTGTGAAGCAGCTGCAAGACTATGCTGCTAAAGGTGAAGCCACCGGCAATCAATTGCAGACTTTGTCATCAAAGATTGGCAAGCGTGCCAAAAACGAAATGACCACAGCAATGGGTGATCGTGAGCTTGGCAGTGCTTTATTCCAGATCAAAGAAATGGTCGATGACGCATTGGCCCAAGGCTTGTCTAAAGAGCAGCAGGCTGCATTCCAACTAGCCCGTACCAATTATCGCAACTTGATGACCATCAGGTCCAATCAAGGTGTGGTCAATCCATCGACTGGCAATGTGTCAGGCTTGAATCTGGCCAGTGCATTGACCCGCAAAGACCCGCAAGGCTTTGTGTATGGCTCTAACCAGACACCAATGTATGAGGCCGCTAGGTTTGCCCAAGCATTCAAGCCAATTGTTGGCGACTCTGGAACTGCCACAAGGTCTATGGAAGTCAGCCCATTGAGCATGATGCTGGCCGCGCCAACTAATATTGCAGCCCGTGCCTATACGGCCCAGCCAACTGCAAACTTGGCATCAAAAATGCAGACTGGTGTTGCACCAGGCACTGATGCGGCTACACAAGAACTCTTGAAAAAGATGTTCCCAACAACTGGTGCAGCCGGTTTGATCAGTCTATTGAGCCAATAACTAAGACCCAAAAAACGCGGCCACAAGTGGGTCGCGTTTGACTACCCTTGCTTTCTGCCTGCGTCTGGCCAAGCCAAAGTCTTTGTCATCTGCACTCATTTTCTCTCTGTATTTTTTGATGCGCTCTGAGCCTGGCACTGGCCCAGGCGCAATGGCATCATCACCATCACCCCATGACCACAGAGGCCGCCACTGGCCATTGGCGCTCACTCTGGTATATCCGCTGATATATACCAGCTCATGGCGGTGCAAGTCAAACAGAACCCTCGCAGCACTGCGTCTGGCACAAAAGCACAGCTTGGCCAAGTCAAGGTCTGAGAGGTTACTTTTCTTTTGAAGCGCTGCCTCAATGGCAGGCTCTACACGGGGCTTTAAGCCTCTGGCCATGTGCTGGTCTCCATTCGGGCTTTCAAGCGCTCCAGCATGGTCCTGACAACGTATGCACGGCTTTTAACCTCATTCGGGATTGCATGGCCAAAGACTTCTGGGTGCAGTAAGTCATTGACTAGGTCGAGGCAGGCATCTATGGCTGGGGGTAGGTCATTGTTCATTTAAGAGTCTCCATGCGGTTGCGGCACAGAGCGGGACTTGTCCATTTCCAATGGCTTTAAGTCTGTCCACCCTAGCGGCCACCCCATCAGCCACTCGACCCACACTGGGTTCAGCGGCCCACCAGCCTGTGCCGCTAGGGGGATTTCGTTCCTCTTGTACTCCGAGGGATTTCCACCGTCTTTGTGCATTCTGGACACTGGTGTTGGCCAAAGTCTGGGATTGTTCACTTGGTCCACCAGTCTGATTTGTACGGGCTGACCATTCGCTCGATGATTCTTGCCTTGCTTGAGTATTCCAGATGTCCCCCCC